CAGATTAAAAATCCTAGGGATATTAATACCAACAGCGGCCACACCGTAAGTCGCCACAATAATCTTGTTAGTAGATGTTTTAACTTCGTCATACTCTGTCTTTCTATCTTTAGTTTTTACTTCACCAGAAACAAACACGCTATCTGAGATTTCGTTTACAATAAATTTACCAGTCTCAATCCTGTTAACTAAGACTAATGTGTTACCACTTTCAGCAATACTTTTGATCAGCTTACTGATATAAATCATTCGAGTTTCGTCAGTTACTAGGTACTTGTATTCTTCAGCATAGCTTTTAAACTCTGGCAGATCGATAAGTTGCGCAACATTAACATGACAGGTAGACAACACACCCAACTCTTGTAACTCGTGTGCTTTGATACCGCCAATAACGGGTCCAATGCTGGCAAATATCTGTTCGTACTCAAATGCTTCTTTAGGCACAGTGCCAGTTAATCCCCAACGAATAGGAGCATTTGCCAAGTTCTGCGTGAGCAAGTTCTTAAGAACTTCGGCCTTGGCCATGTGTACTTCATCAACTATAACACACTTAACACCTTCAAGAAACTCTGCTAGTGTTAGTATAGCATGTTCCATATTCTTACTTTTCTTGTCGAGAATATTAAGACTCTGCCAAGTACAGATAGTATGTGTTTTGTAAAGATCCTTACGGTCTCCGTAGTACACACCTACGTCTAATCCCACGTTGACAAAGTCTTCTTCAGTCTGTTCAACAAGTGACTTGTTAGGAACAATAGTAATAGTTCTACCGAGAGGTTCACATAGTTGTGCTAAGGTAGCAGTGGTAATAGTCTTACCAGCACCTGTAGCAACCTCTTGCAATGCTTGTGGGTTTTCTAAGAATCGATTTACTGTATCTACTTGATAATCACGAAGCATGATAGGCTTGCCAGCATCAATATGCCCGACTGGCCATACTTTGCCTTGATCGGCCCAATAGGTCTCAGTAACTTTATTAAACTTAATATTCGCTGGTTGTCGTTGGTCTTCTATTTCAGATACGTCAACTCCTAGCTTGTCTAGTATTTCTAGAATCCGAGGTAGTTGATTAATATAACCATTGCCTCCCATGCCGAATAAGGTTGTTTGACCATCCCATCTACCTAGTTTGTATGCCGGGTGATACTTGGCATAGGGTATCTCATACTTAAACTGGTTAGACAATTTTCGTCGAATTTCAACTGGCAGTCCTTCTAATTTAATATTAACTTCATCTCTAATAATTAGTTTACACAATGACATCAACATCTCCGGCTAACGGTTTTTTATCGCCGTAGTATATAATTAAATCAACATCACTGAAATAAACTGAACTTTTATTATTTTTAAAACTAGGTATAAGAGAAATGACAGTCTTAGGTTTCCACCCACTTTTTACCATAAATTTTGGTATTTTATTATTGGCAATTCCGGCCACTGTAGTCACCTCTGTTAGAGGTTGATTGTACTTTAAATCTTTTACGCTTTTATTAAATTGATCACCTTCGGCTCCTTGATCAAATCTAAAATAAATTCCTGTTTGATTGTCAATATTGTTTTGCACCATGGCGTTTGTCAATAAATTTAGCATTTTTTTATCAACTTTTGCATCGTGGCCGTCGAATACGCAGAGCAATGGCAATCGAAGAAGTTCTTTTAAACTGGCAATTAGCTCGTCTAGGGGATACCGCTGACTATCGACAAAAATCTTAGTTGACGATCGTTGAGCTATTGCATTTTTTAGGTTTTTTTCGGTAATTTTTTCGGTGACGGTGTACTGGTATCGAAATTTTCGATCGTGTAACAACAATAAATTATCAAGTGCAATTGGACCAACATCATCTTCGATGATTTTTTTAAGATTTTCATTCTCCAAGGAAAACACTCGAAACGGCGATTTCTTATTTTCTAAAATTTCTAAAATTTCATGGTAAAAATTCATGATTTTTTCGTCTATTTCAAATCTATCGTTTTTAAACTCGTTTACTAATGTGACTATATTCTTTTCTGTCAATGCAGCAGAATAATGCCGTGGTCCGTTAGCAATTAAGTTACCGTCTATCAACCCGTTGAGTGTAGATAGCTTGGTTTTTATCCGTTTGTCATAGGTAAATTCTAGTTTAATACTAGCTGGTACGGTATTAGAGATGTGAATTTTTCTCACTTGTTGAATTGTTCGAAACTGATGAGTCCACGTGTTACTATCTATAATAGATTGACTGTGGTCATTGATTAACAGTATATGGTCGATATTTTCCGCCAGAATTTTTACCAGTAATTTTGCCTGATTTTCAGTTAAAAAGTTGCCTTGATCTAATTGACTATCGAGACTAGTTAAAATCTTTTTATCTTTGGTAGGAATAAATTTATCAATAACTTTAATGTTTTGACAAATGTGTTTCAGTAAGTAGTCTACGGTTATCATATAAGGATTATAGCAGACATTTGTGAAAATGTCAATTAAAGAGTGGCATCTTCCATGCCTGCAACTCGTAATTTAATAATATTACTAAGTTGCCATTGTTTAATGTCTAATGCCTTGGTAATGCCGAGCCATTTGTTTCTAAGTAAAGCAAATTCATTGATAATTTTTTCATAATCAATTACATCTGCTTCACCGTCGACATATTTTTCAACATCTCTCGATGTAAGAGCACGTTGATAAGTTTCAAGGTACTTTCTAAACAATTGACTGCGTAATCTACGCAATTCAATATTTAAATATTCCAAAATAGCTTCAATTTCTTGAAGTTGAGCAAATCGTTGTTCCACAATGCCAGGCATTGCAGCAGATGCTCGTTCAATATTGCCTGCAATACGAGCATCGCCACGTGCTGCCTGTAATTCTACTTCAAAATATGCTACCGCATCTGGAATATTTGAAATGTCTCTTGAAACTTTAGTATACCAGCTCATTTAATCCTCATCTTCGTCGAAGTCCCAGTTGTCTTCTTCGTCAAATCCTGCTTCAGTATCTTGATCAAGGTAGTATTCGATAGCATCATCGAGGGTTTCGTCAAATCCAGCAGAAGCCGCAACAATTTTATCGCTAATTCCGTGATCGGCTAATAAGTCAACATATCGTTCTGCTAATGCCTCTAATGCTTTCTTATCAACGTACTCTTTAAACAACAACCATATATCAGCAATTTGATTTTCATTCATTTTCTACACTCTCCTCAACTTGTTCAGTAGTTAAAATTTTATGATTAGGAAGATCTTCCATTATCATAATTAATTTATCTTCTGTCCAGTCTTTTCGGTAGTAAAGATGTTCTTCTCCGTGACTATCAACAAATTTAAGCCTATTGCCTTGTTGTACTAACAGGTTTTTACCTTCAAATAGATCAACAAGACCGCTAGTTGGACTCATACCAGTGGAATACGGAATTTCGATTTGAAGTGTTTCGAAAGGTTTACTATAACGAGTCTTCATGATCTTACAAGCTGCACGAATACCGTGAACAGCCGATGTCTTTACACCATTCTCGTCAGTTTTCAATTTAAGTTTCTTCATAGCGACTACAATACTAGACGCATACACAAAGCCTTGGCCGCCTGAAATTTTATCATCTGGATCAAACATGTCTTGACTTGCGTATGTGTGATTAGTACATACCATACCGACGTTATGTGAGCCAAACATGTTAACGCAATTACGAACTAACGAAGTAAGTGCCTTTGGCTTACGACCCATGTCACCCTTCATGTCACCTGCTTCAAACTGGTTGATATCGGTTGGGGTAAGTAACATACCCAATGAGTCTATGACAAACATAACTTTCGGGCGATTCTCCATTACTTTGTATTCTTTCATAAACTCGCTGATGGTTTTAGCAACATCATCAATCATAGCCATGTTGAGTTTAAGTAACTTGTCTTCTGTAGTGTCAACACCAAGTGCGTGTAACCAACTTTCGTCAAGTGCGTTTTCACTGTCAATCAAGATGACATAAATGCCTTGTTCTTGTGCGTTCTTAACAATGTTACCAGAACAGATATAACTTTTACCAGCGCCCGATTCGCCAGCAAACACAGTAACTTTACCTAAAGGAATGCCTTTGTTAAAATCACCACTGATTAAATAATTTAGAGCATAGTTGCCTGTTGAAACCCAATCAGTTGGGTCATTAAAGCCAACACCTAAACCGTCAATGCTCTTGGTTAGGGTTTTACGAAATTTCGATAAATCAAATGCTTTTGTTGCCATGTTATTCTCCTCAGATGACGGCGATAGGGGCGTAGGCCCCTATCTTAAACTATTTTACTTGTTACGGTTACGAATCATAGCAAGAATGTCTTCTGCACGACCGCCGGTTGAGGCAGGTGCTTCTTGCTTGGCTGCAGGTGCAGCTACTGGTTCGTCAACATCAAAAGGAGGATCTTCTGCTGTTGTGGTTGGCGCTGATGCCTTTGGGGCTGAACGACCAACTGGATCACCAGTTGCCTGGCCCATACCGGCTGGCTTGTAGTATTGACCCCAACGTTCCATATCAAATGCTTCGCCATCAACAGATGCTTCAAACATTTCCTTGATAACCTTGAGTTCAACTTCGCCTGGCTTCTTAGGTAGGAAGTCTGATAAATTAAACAAGCCATGTTCTTTAAGAGCACCCTGTTCGTTATCGCCTAGCGGACGCTCACGACGCTTCCATGAGCTTGTAGAGTAATCAGCATATCCGCCTTTGCTAGTTTTTGCCAATTTAAAATCGACACCGTGAATTGCGTCAGTTGGTAAGTTATCCATTTCTGGATCAAGTAATGCGCCACGAATCAATTGGAAAATCTGAGGGCCGATAATAAAACGGCGAATTGGATTAGAAGCAGCGTTATCTTCTTTCAGTCCGTCTTCTACAACGAAACCTTGGAAAATGTAACTACGCTTTTTCCAGTATTTACGACCCATATCTTCTAGTGCAGGATCTTTGAACCATGCACGTACTTCGGAAAGAATTGGACAAGTGCCGCCGTACATTTCCATGCACGGAACTTGAACTTGAACTTGTTTTGAGTCAGTTTCACCTTTGACTCCGGCGAATGGCAATTTGATCATTGCACGTTCTGCCCAGAAAAAAGTGTTGTCTGTATTGCCGTCGGGTAAAAATCTAACTACTGATTCTGACCCTTCTTTGAGATTCCAGAATGGATAAATTGAATTATCACCACCTGAACGTTGATTGTTGTCGGAACCACGTGATTCCTGTTCTTTGAGCTTTGCTCTGATTTCTGCTAACGATGCCATAGTTTTTCTCCTGTAATAGCCTATGTTTAATTTAAGTTTGCCTATATTTGTTTTACAACCTAGTAAAACAAAAAGTGCATACATGTTATTGTACGCACTTTTATTTATCTTTGCAAGAGATATCTTGCATAAATGTGAGTTTATTTTGCCAATTAACGTAAACCAGCAATAGTTAACATTTTATTTAACAATACAGCATCAGCAGATTCGGGCATTTGATCTTGTGCTTGTCTACGTTGAATTGCTTGTGCTTGCGCACCAGTTGCTGGTCTAATTGGACGGGCTGTCACGGCACCGCCGGCTGTAGTAGTATTATCTGCCGCTGGCATTCCTAATTTACGAAACTCGGGTGGAGTACCATCTGACTTATAAGGACCTTTTTGGAACTCGGGTGGAGTACCATCTGGCTTATATGGACCTTTTTGGAACTGACTCGGATCAAGATTGCTAATGCCACCGGTGCTCGGCGCCGTAGGTGTTGCTGGCGCTGCTGGTGTTGCTGGCGCTGCTGGTGTTGCTGGTGTTGTTGGAGCTGCTGGTGTTGTTGGAGCTGCTGGTGTTGCTGTTGCCCCCGGTTTGATTCCGGCTAGTTGTTGTAATCTTTCTCTACCACCAAATGCTTGAATATCTCTTTCGCTACCGTTGTCTAAGGCTGCTTGAGCCTGGTTAGGAGTAAGAGTCATCTGTGAGCTAACTCCGCCTGGATTTGCTGGATTTACAGGAGCTGTCGGTATAGCTTTTGTTGCGCCTCCAACAGTACCTGCTGCAGGATTAGCTGCTGTTGCTGGCGGTTGTGTAGACGGTGTTGCCGACGCTCGGCCGCCGTTAGGTAACGGTTTACCGTCAGGACCTACTACCATTGACTTACCGTCTGGTGTAGTAATCATGTGATTACCGTTGTCATCTGTTTGAACTTGAGTGCTTGTAGGTGCTGTTGGTTTTGCAGGAGCCGCCATAAAACTATCTTGCTGTGGAGGTGTTGCAGGAGCAGGTGCTGTTTTTGGTTTAGCAGCATCTGCTCTAGCGGTACCGGGGCCCCAGGCGCCGTCTGCTTGTATTCCTAATTCTTTTTGTCGCTGTATCACTGCATCGCGAGTTTGGTTATCAAATTTTCCGCCATTTGGAGCAAGACCTAATCGTTGGCGTAACTTATCAACTTCTGGGCCTGTACTGCCAATACCTAGCACTCCCTGGTTCCATGTTGCGCCAGGGACATGTTGATGCGGAGCGGCTCTAGGTGCGGCAGGAGCAGGTGCCGGTGCTGCTTTTTTAGGTGCAGCAGCAATATCGTTCATTGCCGGACTGTCTAATCGCTTAGTACCTAAGTTATCAACTTCGGCTAGATAATCTCTAAATGTTTTCATCGGTTCATTCCTGCTAATTTTTTCATTCTAGACATTTCGCCTAGACTAGTTAATTTTTCAACAACTTTCTTTGCCATACGTACAGAACTTTCGCCAAACTTCTTTTCACAAGCAATTAATACACCTGTTTCGCCTTTTGGAAAGTTTCCCTCTTCTGCATTGTACATTGATTTAACAAATTCAATTAGTTCAGTGCCTTTGTTGCCGAATACGTCTTCAACTTTCATGCCTGCTTTAGTAATAGCTTCGCCTAGCGTCATCTCTTTACCAGCAATACGAATAATTGTTTCTGCTGTTGCGCCAGCTTTCTTTGCTTTTTTAATAGCATCGGCCATGCCTTTTTTAGCAAGATGTTTGGCCATATTTTTAGTCTTAACAGTGTTACCGAATTGATCTTTGTTGTCGCTTGACTTTTTATAAGGTCCATCGAATGGCGGATCTTCTTTTTCTTCTGCCATTGGTGCTGGCTGCTCGGCTGGCTCAGGTACTGGTTCTGCTGGAACTTCTGCAGCTGGCTCAGGTACTGGTTCTGCTGGAACTTCTGCAGCTGGTTCTGCTGGAGGAGTCTCTCCTTCTTCACTAAATTCAATCTTACTAAGAATGTCTGTACCGTTTTCTTCATCCTTAAGTTCTATGTAATCTTTAATAATGCCGCGTACATCTGACTCTGGATCAATGTCTGCTAACTCTTTAAATACATCCATTAGCTCGTCGTCATCGATTACGTCCGATAGACTTTCAATAGCATTGCTTCCGTCAGATCCAGTTGGCATAGGCT